GGGGTCACGGGCCTGCCCAAGAAGGTAGGCAGCAAGAAGCACCCGTCGCAGCAGAGCACCACGCCGGGCGTGGGCAAGCTCTTCAACCGTCACGGGAACAAGTTCGGGAGCAACAAGTGAGCGGCGGCCACACACTGAACTGGACGAACCCGACCCTGATGACGGACGGGACGCCCTTCGCTGGCAGCAGCGACACTTCCGGCTACCAGATCGCGATTGACGCCACCCCCGCGGTGAGCATCCCGATTGGGTACGCCACCACGTTCGACATGAGCACCCTGGCCGTATGGCCGACGCTCAAGTCGGGCGCTCACACGGTGCAGCTGGCCGTCGTGACAAAGGAGGCAGTGACCGGACTCTTCGGCACTGCGACGTTTTCAATATTCGGCACCCCGATGGCGCCGACTGCTCTCAGCGTTGCGTGAGGGGCTGAGCTGGTTTAAGTCTTTGTTTTAACAGGAGGCCCTACCAAATGGCGGGCAAGATGGAGTTCCAAGACGATCGCGAGCGCGAGCTCTTCGGCGCAGCAGTGTTGGCCGAGGACGTCAGAGTCTTTTTGCGCTCCCACCCCGTAGGGCAATACCTGCACCACCGCGCCAAGCTCCAGATCGAGCAGGCGCAGGTGGATGCGCTCGCCGTCGATCCGGACGGTTGGAGCTGGTTCCGTAGCCGCAGCAAGCTGCGGCAGATCCGTCAGCGCGCGGACGTAGCACGCGCATTCATCAACTGGCTTGCAGAAGCGATTGTCGATGGCGATCGTGCTACAGCCGAACTGGAGGACAAACAATGACTACCGAATCCGGCGTCACGTCACAGAACGAAGGCGCTCCACTGGATAAAACCACAGCCAAGGCTAAAGCTCCCGGGCGTGATCCGCACATAACCGAGCGCGATCAGCTGCTGGCCCGCATGGACGAACAGATCGAGGCGCGCCGGAAGCAGGAGAACGAAGAGTTCCTCCGCTCGAGCGACGTGGATCCCGCCGCCTGGATCATGCATCAGAAGATGCAGGCCGAGGCGAAGACGGAAGTAGAGCCGCCCGCCGATGAGGCAGAGCCTCTCGAGGACGGCACAGAGTTCGTAGAGCCGGTCGCTCCGGTGGCCGCGGCGCCCAAAGCGCCGAAGCCGGCAGAGAGGATCAGCACGAAGGGCGAAGACCCGCTCGGCCAGTACATCGTACGGGTCGACGGGAAGCCGATGATAAAGACCATCGTGTATGGTCAGGAGAGGCTGGTTCCTCTCGAGACCGCACGGGCAGAGCTGCAGAAGATTGGCGCGGGCGATGAACGTCTGCGACAGGCTGCGGAACTGCAGAAGAAACTCGACGCGCGTGCCGCGCAGCTTCAGAAAACTGAAGCCGAGCTGGCCGCGAGGTCACGACCTACCGCCACGGCGCTGGTCGATGATCAGGCCCTCGACAAAGAGGCCGTCGAATTGGTCCGCAGTCTCGTAACAGATACTGAGGACCGGGCAGCTGCAAGGCTGGCGAAGACGCTGAAAACGATCCGGCAAGCTCAACAGCCCCAGGTCGACGTTGACGCCATTACCAAGCACGCTGCTGATGTAGCGACACAGAGACTTGTCGAGCGCGAGACGAATCGGGCGATGCAGGACGGGTTCAAAACCTTCACCGGCACCTACCGCGATATCGCCAGCGACCCCGAGCTCTTTGCGATCGCTGACCGCAAGACCGATGCGATAGCCGCGGAGCATCCAGAGTGGAGTCCGGGCGAGGTCATGTTAGAGGCTGGAAGGTTGACGCGCGAATGGCTGACCGGGATGGGCGTGAAGCCCCCTGCCGGCAACGTGCCAAACCAGCCCAGCAATCGTCAGCAACGTAAAGAGGCTTTGCGGCCCATGCCGACCCCGCGCTCCGCGCGGCCAACGGCAGTAACGAGCGATGACGGAGATGGTCGCCAGTCCACAGCGGACATAGTGGCCGAAATCCGAAAGTCTCGGGGGTCTGCGAGCTAAGGAGTAGAAAAATGGCAGGTCAAGTTTGGGCAACAAACTCGCTGGGCGGATACATGTTCGCTCCGAACCTTTCGCGGAAGCTCCGCACGGCGCTTCAGCCCATGGTTCGGTTTCGTCAGTTCTGCGACGCGAAAGAAGCCTTCGGGCTTGGAATCGGTGACACCTTCAACTGGAACATCTATTCGGATGTGGCCAATGCGGGTGGGGCCTTGGTGGAAAACCAGGTCATGCCGGAAACCAACTTCACAATCACCCGCGCCAGTGCGGTGATCACTGAGTACGGCAACAGCGTACCCTTCACCAAGAAGCTCGACGATCTGTCGGAGCAGCCGGTGACCGAGATCATCCACAAGGTGCTCAAGAACGACGCGCGTAAGGTTCTCGACGTCGCGGCGTACAACCAGTTCAATGCGACCCCGATTCGCGTGTGGTACACCACCACGAATGCGGCCCTGACGTTCAACACGAACGGCACGGTCAGCGGTACCTCGAGCTTCGCGTTCGACAAGTACTCGGCCAAGCGTATTGCGGACTACATGGCGGAACAGAATATCCCGGCGTTCGACGGAGTGAACTATTGCTCCATCTTCCGCCCGACGCCACTTCGTCCGCTCAAGAACGACCTCGAAGCGATCAACCAGTACACGCCCGAGGGCTGGCACGTCATCATGAACGGCGAGAAGGGCCGTTATGAGGGCATCCGGTTCGTCGAGCAGACCAACGTCCCCGTGGCGGTCAGCGCCACCGGCGGAACGTTCGCCAACACCGACCGTGGGTTCTTCTTCGGTTCGGATACGGTGACTGAGGTGTTCGCGATTCCTGAGGAAATCCGCGGCAAGATCCCGACCGACTTCGGACGTTCGCGCGGCATCGCGTGGTACGCCGAGCTGGCCTTCGGTATCGCGCATACGGAAATCCCGGGGACGCGTATCCTCTGCTGGGATTCACAGGCCTAAGGCGAGGAGTAAACAATCATGGCAGACGGACGTGGTGTCGCAAACGACACATTCAAGAAAGGGATCGTTGGCAAGCCCAGCGAGACCGACTCCGAGCGCAGTGGCGGAGACAAGGGCGAGAAGACACTCAACTACGGTGGCGGAAATTTCAATCGCGAATCGGCCGGGCTTCTGGACGGCGTCAGCGTGCGAGAGGACTGCGACGTATCTCAGTCTGAGCCGAATTACGACTACGATATCGATCCTGCTACTGGCAACGCTACGGAGCGTAAGGTAGGGCGGTCGAACAATATGTCGGTAAGCGGCAAGGCCGGGAAGTCATTCGACATGGGTGAGTTCTAACAAGGAATGTTCCGGGGGCGCCCGCGGCCCCCGGAGTTTCTTGAGGAGGCCTTCAATGGCGTTCAGAATTCCGATGACGGACTACGAGCCGCGCTTGCCCGATCCGGGCGTGACGGAAGACGAGTTCGACAAGGGCCAGGATCTCAAAGAAGGGATCAATGGCAAGGACAAGATGCACACGCGCTTCGAGAACACCGAGCGCACGCAGGTGCTGGCTCCCCGCGGCGACAAGCGCGGTCGGCCGATGCCTCGCGACGCGAGGTTCCTGCAGGCGAACAACCGGGGCGAGTGGGGTCCTGACACATACCAGAAGCGTTGGGAAGGCGGCATGGACGGGCCGATGGAGACGCGCTGGATGCACGGACTGGGGCTGCCCAGCCGCGAGGATCTGCAGAGCAATGCGAACCCGCAGTTCGGCGGAGCCGGCGAAGCCGACTTCGGTGGACGTGCGATGGATCAGGCCGTAGGCAAGAAAGACCAGTAAGGAGGCCCCATGGCGGACGGCACGCTGCCCCGGATCAAGCTGGGTCAGCCAAAGAAACCTGCCGAGAAGCCGAAGGACCCCGATCCGGTGTTCTACCCGGAGCGGTTGTCTGCGGAGCTTGTGACCGAGAAGGGCGTGTGCTTGGTGCAGGGGAAGAACCTGTTCACGCACAACGGCAAGTTCATTGTCGAGGCGCCCGAGGGCCAGTGGTACATCACCACGCCCGAGATGGAGGCCAACAACCGCAAGGCCAAGGCGCGCTTCAAGGCGGCCAGCGTGTCCATGGGCAAGATAGTTCAGTCCGCCCAGGAGCTCGCGAAGGTCGTCGAGATCAGGAAAGAGAACGCCATGGCCGAGGCGGCCGAGGCGTACTTGGAGTAACGCATGGCACTGTCACCAGTCGCATCCCGTACCTACATCCAGTTGGTGCAGGACCTCTTCCGCGAGGTCGGAGCGGCTGGCGTGGCGCCCACGACGATCAGCGGCGCCACCGGCGAGGCTGCGCGCCTCGTCAACTACATCCACGACGCCGAGCTTGAGATCCAGAACATGTGGGTCGACTGGAAGTGGCTGCGCAAGACGCTGACCTTCTACACCGGCACCAACGATCGCACCGGCATCTACACGACCTCCGGCGGCGCCGTATCGGCGATGCCGACCGACGTGGCCGAATGGGACTGGAAGAGCTTCCAGATCTACCCGGCGGGCAACACGACTCAGCCGCAGCCGCTGACCACCGACGAGTGGCAGGACGTGCGGATGGAAATCTTCGACACCACCGATCGCAGCCAGCCATGGCGCGTGATCGTCATGCCCGACAATACCTTCCGCTTCGACCTGATCCCCGATCAGTCGTACCAGTGCACTTGCGAATACCGCTCGGTGCCGTACGACCTCAAGGCCGACGCGGACGTGTCGAACATCCCCGCGCGCTTCGCCAACCGGCTCGTCGTCGAGTGGGCGCGCATGAAGTATGGACTCTTTGAAGGCGCCGCGGAGCAGACGGCTGCTGCGAAGCTCCACATCTACGGCACGCTGGACGATGCCGGCATCCCGACCAACAACGGCATGCTTGCCGCGCTCGAGAACGACCAGCTGCCGAACCGCAAGAATAGCCGGCGCCAGCAGGGCAACGACATCGTTATCAGCACGGACAGCGGGTACGATGACTGGAGCTGGTAATGCCCTCCGGTCCAAATGTCAAGAACGCGACTAAGACGATCTACTACCCCTTTGGTGGCGGACTCGATGTCGTAACGGCTGCGCTCAGCATCGACCCGGGTGCTGCGCTCGCCATGGTGAATTTCGAGCCGTGGTATCAGGGCGGCTACCGGCGCATCGACGGCTACGAGCGCTTCGACGGGCACGCCAAGCCCAGCGACGCCACGTTCCAAGGCGCGACGATCAGCTCGCTGAGCGGCGTCAACGGCGTCGGCACAAGCACGACCACGAACCCGAACTGCTACCAGTCGGGCACCGGAGTCAGCTCCGGCGCGACGTGCATCGTGGTCTCCGCCATCACGACGGGCGGCACGAGCTGGGTGGCGCTGACGCGCGTCGCCGGCACGTTCACCAACGGCGAGAAGATCTTCGTCGGCACGACGACCTCCACCGGCACGTTGACCGTGCAGCCCTCGGTCAGCTACGCCCCGACGGGAACCGGCACTGACGGGTACTCATACGCCAGTGAGTTCCTCTTCGGCGCGCAGAACTTCTACCGCCAGCAGATCGCCGCCGTCCCCGGCACCGGCAACGTGCTGGGCGCGTGGCAGAACGGCACCAACATCTACGCCATCCGCGGGACGAGTACAACCTCGGCGCTGCTGTGGCGCTCGAGCGC